CCAGCGTGGATCGGGAACATTCTGTCCCCGGTTACCATAGTCGGCGTGGTCGTTGGGTGGTTTCCTACAATTGCAATTATTCTCGCCATAGTCTGGTATAGCGTACAGCTTTGGGAATGCGGGCCGGTTCAACGGTGGCGTGGTTCTCATCGTCTGCGGCAGCTGGCCAAGTTAAAGATTGAGATGGCTCGCTTGGAGGCTCTTGAGTTGGTTGCTCATCCGGCAAATCGAATAGATGTCGCGCCCGCCCTTGCCGCGGCTGAACAGGTTCTTGCTAATGCGCGCATGGAAGCCCGGGCTATTATTGACGCCGCAAACGCGCCTAAGGCAGCAAAGGCACGAAAGCGATGAAAGAATTTTTCGTAGGCCATGAAAGTGGAATTGAATTAGTGGGATGGCACATCGCTCTCCTTCTTGCCTTTTGTATTGGCTGGTTTGTGACCCACCTGCACCACTCCAACCGGCAACACTTCCATCATTGCTCCCGAAGGGGTTGTACGCTGCGCGTCTCACTGGGGAAGAAATGAAAGAAGAACCCACTTTCATCGAGTCGATCTTTATCATGCTCCCGCTGATCATTCTTTTGTTGATCATGGGGTTCCTAGCGGGGTTTCCGTTATGACGGTTACGGCCACTGCCAAGCGGCGGCGCACTCAGGCGCGTATGCTCAACGGGCGCAAGGTATCAAGGTTGGACTTTAAACGGCGACTGCTTGCGCAGCGTAGAACTGGAAAGAAGGGTTAACATGTCACCACAAGGAATTTGGCACATCATGCGGGCTTGGGCTATTGCCCGTCACCGTGTTCTTCATGCGCTCTTGCGGGAGCCTGATACTGATTGGATCAAGCACGAGAAAGTTGTGAAAGACTTCTATGGCTACTGACCTACTCACGTTTACTGATCCTGAGGGGCATCCGGTTTATATATCCGCCGGCTCCGTTATTTCGGTATCGCGGCCGATCGGTATGGAGCGAACAGTACGGGCAACGATTATGACCGGGGGCGGCATGCACGGTGTGCAGGAAACCGTGGACCAGGTTATGTCCAAGCTTCTGAAGTAAACGGCTGTCGCACCTTCTTTGGGCGCGGGTACAGCATCCGTGAGATCACTGGCACCAGGCCCCCGTTCACCACCAGGCATACGTACTGCAGGCAATCTTGAACGTGCGAGAACCCTTCTTTGTCGTTCTTGTCGGGCGCCGTCTTTGTCTTGCCGTCCTTTGTCTTGGTGAAGCGATAACCGCCGCCCAGCCCGCGTATAAGCTTTGGGCAGCCCGCAGCGCTGATCAATAGGGATGCCTTCCCCTGCGTCTGCCGGCCAAGCAAGGCCTCGACTGCCCGGAGCCGCGGTTCGGTGTCATTCGTGATCGCCGGAAACGCCGGTATACCCAAGCGTTTAAGCAATTCAAAACAGGACTCTTCCGTAGTTGTGCCTTTGTTGACGCCAGACGGATCACCGACAATGGCAACGCGATACCCCAAATACTTATCACTAAGCAAACGAGGACGAAGATTTTCCTGGACGTGCTTTTCCAACCCCATGTTGGTGGCGGGTACTTCTTCATGGACTAACAGCCTTCCCATATGATCAGATTGGCAGATGAGCGACCACGGGTTGCGGCCAAAATCTTGACCGATGATTAGCGGGTAACCTGGTATCGGTAGCGTATCGGGCGTGACATGGAAGTCACTACGGAATGTTTCACGGAAGACCGCCATGCCTGAGGGGTCGTCGCCGAACTGGGCATAGACGTATCTCTTGACCCAGTCACTGTTCTCCCCGTACATCGACACGAAGCGTTCGTAGTATTTTCGGCCTTGCGCGACTCGCACCGGGTCATTAAATTTCAATGCCCTCGTTTCATCGGTCTGCAATAAATAGTTTAGGTTCTCTGCATCGGGTGCGAGGCCGGATGGTTGAAAGAAGACCTGCCAGTCGAGCGGCGGGTTTGTCATGAACTGGTGCCAGGGGGTCATTTCCGTTGGCATGTTGGTATCTGCGATGATCCCGTACCATGTGCAGTTTCCCTGATCACCAGCGGGATAACGACCGATACGACCGCTTACGGGCCCTATGATGTCGAAATCCATTTCGATGCACTCGGAAAGGAAGGCACCCGTCAATTGCATGGATAGCAGGCGCGCCTGGTCTTCGGAATTCTCCAGGGGGACAAACATCCACTCTGATTGCACGTCACCAAATTCTACATAGAACGTGTTATTACTGACCATCCAATGGCCCACCTGCCCGAGGCGCCCTTGTACGTCTTTCAGGACCGTGTCTTTCAGCTGCTTCAATGTCTGCCGGACGATTGCAAAGCGCGTATGCCGGATACCATCTATGCCCGGCTTCTGTTCGAGAGCCCGGCGAAACAGCTCCATGATGCAAGACGTCGTCTTACCAGAGCCGACCGGGCCTGCTATGACCCGGCCGAACGCTTCTGACTTTTGAAAGGTTGCACAGGTTGGTGGTGCTTTGAACTCAATGCCTGCCATCTTCTCCTACCTTAATCACGGCGCCTTGGAACCAGGATCCGCAGCTTTGACAATGGTACCGGCGATACTTGCGCTTCCGGCTTACCAGGAACCCCCGGCGCTGTACTTTGGTCGATCGGCATGTTGGACAGCCAACAGAGTCTGTGTAGATCGTTAAATCGGGGTGGTTGCTGATATATGGTTTCAGTTTTTCATAGACGCGCTCGAGCAGCTCTACATCATGCATATTATAGTCACGCATTGTTTTCCAAGCGCCCTTATCACCCACCATACAGCGCTTCCATAGATCGAACCCAGTATGTGGCAACTTGCGCCCTACGCCGAGGTATTGTCCCAAATCGTCAAGTTTGTTGCTCTGGAAATGAAAGAACCGTCTTGCGGCTTTGAGGGTGTCGATTGACTTGTATGGCGCGGGTGGTCGTAATCCCTGCATGATGAAACGGGCATTGGCCTTACGGATATCAAATCGGTCCCCGTTATGTGCAATAAGCACATCTGCCTCGTCAAAGAGGTCGTGCAGGTCCTCGATAAGGTGCTTATCATTTTCTTTGTCTTTCTTGTACAGCGGATAGTCAGGAAGTGCGTGGCAATGAATTTTCTTTTCCCCCTGCCAGCGGTACGAGAATGAAAGCATGTACCAGGGATTGGTTACACCGATGATACTGGTTTCCCAGAGGTGCCCCCAAAAATATCCGAGGCTTGGTGCATTTTCAACATCGAAAAAGGCTACGCGGGGAGCACTCATTGTTCGGGGTCCTGTTCAATGACGGGGATGATGGGAGACACGTCCTTCTCGTAGGTCAGCTTCTTGTCTTGGCCCAGATCAATATTTATAGTGAACTTTTCGCCAGATGATGCGCCTGCTTTATCAGGTTCACCTAGGCCGGCGATCTTGGCGAATAGCTTACCAGCTTCTATGGCGGCTGGAAAGGCCTCATCTTTGCTCTTCATACGGGCGCTTAGTCCAGGGAGCGCTTCCTCGAGGATGGCCGCAGATTCGATCCGGATCCGGGCATGAGTGCCAAGGGGACTTTGCCATTCAATGGTAGCAGTTTCTAAGGCGTTTGTAAAGAAGGGAATTTTGGATATCTTTAGGTAGTCACTTTCACTCAATTTGTATAGCTTTAGGATGTCAGCCAGCTCTTTCATATCCATGGCGATTTCATTCGCCAGCATAGCAAGGCGGATCGGGGTGATGGAAAGCCCCTCAATGACCACAGGTATGTTGGCCGGTAACGGTAGAGCTACGGTTACGGGCAGCACCTTCAACTTCTTTGCCATGGCCTGATCATCGATGATATACGTTAATAAAGCCTTAGCCTAATGCCAGTAGGGTTGTCAAGCACCGTTTTCAGTCGAGGCAGCATGGCCGACTCCCTAGGTTCTCAAGGCGTACTCCAGGTCATCCCACCGGCCGCTCTTGAACAGCAGCTCCAGCAGCAGGCAACGGCCAAGGCTGCGGCGAACGCCCCGCCGGTGCCTGATATTTCTTCTTTGGCCAGTTATATTAGAGGTCAATACGAGATCTTCCGTAACCACAGAAACACCCAGGGCGGCTGGTCAAATCGGCTGATTGAGGCCTTGCGGGTGTTCAATGGCCAGTACAGTCCGTCAAAACTCGCAGAAATCAAGAAATTTGGCGGGTCTGCTGTATATGCCCGTATTACGGCTCAAAAGTGCCGCGCGGCGAGCTCTTTGCTGCGGGATATCTACCTGGGCCAGGATCAGCCCTGGGGCCTTCGCCCCCCAAAAGATCCGAAGATTCCGCCTCAGATCCTATCCAGTATCGACCAATTGATCCAATCTGAACAACAAATGGGGCAAGGTGGGAAACCGCCGCCGCCAGACCAGATCCAGGAACGCAAGACCGCTCTTTTGGAAAGCGCCAAAGAGGCCGCGAAAAAGAAAGCCGGCCAGCAGGCCCGGGACTCCGAAGACAAGATAGAACAGCTCCTGCGGGATGGCGGTTGGTACCACGCTCTGGCCGAGTTTTTGGTTGACCTGCCTATTTTCGTGTTCGCTTGTATCAAGGGGCCCGTCGTTAAGGTTATGCCTAAGGTGACCTGGCCGGATGGTGGCGGTCAACCCACTGTCCAGCAAACTCCGATGATGACATGGAACCGTGTGTCCCCCTTCGACCTGTGGTGGACTCCCGGTGTCTCCGATATTGCAAACGCAAATATGATCGAAAAGCTGCGCCTGACGCGCGCTGAAATTAATGATCTGCTGGATCTGCCTGGCTACAATCACGACGAGGTCCGGCTTGTACTCGATGAATATGGCCGCGGCGGTCTATATGACAACTGGGATACGACCGACGCCGAACGAGCGGTACTAGAGAGCCGCGAAAATCCGATGTGGAACCGGTCGGGTCTAATCAGCATGATGGAGTTCAATGGGAATGTTCAAGGAAGAGTACTTCAAGAGTACGGACTCGGAGTGCCTGACGAGCTACGAGATTATAATATCCAGGCATGGGTTATCGGATCACACGTCATTAAAGCGCATCTTTCCCCTAGCCCCCGGCAGCGTCATCCTTATTTCATTACTTCCTTCGAAAAAGTTCCCGGGACATCGATCGGCAACGGGTTATCCGATCTTCTCGCTGACATTCAGGAAGTGGCTAATGCCGCCCTTCGTGCGTTGGTTAATAACATGTCGATTGCCTCGGGCCCGCAAGTGGTGGTTAACGACAGCCGCCTGGCTCCGGAAGAAAACGGTGAGGAGTTATACGCATGGAAACGATGGCACGTAGTAGACAACCCGATGGGGAGCAACGTCGGGGATCCGATCAAGTTCTTCATGCCGACTTCGAACGCCCAGTCGTTGATCGAGGTCTTCCAAAAGTTTGTCGATATTGCGGACGATGTGTCAGCGATACCGAAATATGTCGGTGGACAGGCGGGCGGTGGAGCTGGCCGGACGGCCTCCGGGCTGGCGATGCTGATGGGCAATGCTTCCAAGATATTGCAGACGGTCAGTGCAAATATTGACGGTGACGTCGTGGAAGACTCATTGCTTCAATTGGTTGATATGATTTTGTTGACTGATACTTCGGGTTTATTGACCGGCGAAGAAGAGGTCAGTGTCCAGGGTGTCAACGTTGCAATCCAGCGCGAAACCCAGCGCCAGCGCCAGATTGAACTCCTGCAGCATACCATGAACCCGGTTGACCAAAAGATCATGGGGATCAAGGGCCGTGCCAATCTTCTCCGCTCTGTGTCGAGTAATGTCGGCCTGGATGGTGAAGAGATCGTCCCCGATGAGCAAGATATCGACAAAATGGTTAGTGATGAAAAGAATGCCCAGGCGCAAGGTAATCAGGCGGCGCTTGAGCAGAAGGTCGAAGAAGGCATTCAGAAGGGTGTCGAGGCTGGTGTTCAACGGATCGCCACGGAGCTCACTGCCGGTGTCTTGGCGACCCGTGCCCGACTGCCTGAGGGACCCCCAGTGCATATTGGAACACCGCCAGGTGGTGCTCCCCCCGGCGGTGCGCCACCGACCGGCGATCTTTCCCACTTGGCTGCTCAAGGCCAGGGAAATCAGGCCAGTAAGACCTCGCAATCGATGGGCCCACAGACCGCGGTCGTTGGCAATCAACCCGGTCCTAATGCTATGCCTGTTAAAGGTGGTGTTGGATGAAGCGGTGGACAAAAGAAGAGCGAGCGTTAACGGCAAACCAACGTTATGCCAGGTCGAAAAGGGCCGCGACACAATCAATTTTAACGCCCGGAAGCGCCACTACGTTGGAAATTATGACATAACAATTGAGGAACGGAACATATTGTTTAGTGCCCAGGATAATAAATGTGCCTGTTGCGGGAGTCTTGAACCGGGAAATACGTGGGGTTTTGTTGTGGATCATGACCATACCTCTAACGTAGTTCGGGGGATTATCTGCCAGCCATGTAATGTGGCCCTTGGGCAAGTTAAGGACCGCCCCGCTCATTTAAGGGCGTTAATCAAATATTTAGACACTCACGGTATCAATGACTAGAATTCTCCTGTGAAGGGATCTGGACCATGGCTATTCTCTCAAGCAAAGATTATGACCGAAACCGAATTGGTGAGGTCCTAAAAGAGGTAGTGGACGCAGTTAATGCCGGTGGCATTGGTGGTCCAACTGGTGGTCTAGGGCCAACGGGTCCAACTGGTGGCACTACGGGCCCGGTTGGCCCTGCCGGCAATACGGGTCCAACGGGTCCGACTGGCCCCGCGGTTGGTGCTCAAGGTTCACAAGGTGCTCCTGGTAACGTAGGCAATACGGGTCCTACCGGTCCTGCTGGTGTCGTCGGCCCGACCGCTGTGGCTGGCCCCGCGGGTTCAACTGGCCCCGCTGGTACCACTGGCGCGTCTCCTGGCGTCACCGGTATCCAGGGTCCAACTGGTGGCAGTACAGGTGCTGTGGGTCCGGCTGGTCCCATCGGTAATACTGGGGCCACCGGCGCACAAGGTCCCACTGGCGCTACAGGGCCGGTTGGGCAAGGTCCAACTGGTGGACAAGGCGCCACCGGTGCAACCGGTCCTGCGCCGTCCTACCTCTTCATTCCGCAGACCACGAGCCCCGGTCTTACCGGCGCCGTCTGGCTCAATGCTGGTGTGCTGACTGTTTCGGCAGGGCCAGGTACGTAATAACGAGAGGGATTTCCAATGGCTTCGATTAAGCCTGATCCGGATCGCCCATCTACCTACGATGATGAGCGTATTCCGAGCATTCTTAAGCGGGTGGTTGACCGGATTAACGCTGGTAATATCAGCGGGCCACTCGGTACCGCTGGCCCCACGGGCCCCACCGATCTGCTGGGTGGGGTTACTGGTCCAACAGGTGCGAGCCCGCAACTCACTGGTCCCCCGGCCGATGTTCTTGTTGGCCCGGTTGGCCGGACAGGTGATCCGGGCCTTCCGGGTCTTCAAGGCCCACAGGGCGCCACAGGCGCCACAGGCGCCACTGGCCCTGGCGTCACTGGCGCGCAAGGTCCGTTCGGGTCATCCATTGGCCCCGCAGGTTCGCAGGGTCCCACGTTTATCGGTGCTGGCGGCCTAACTGGTGCAACAGGGCCCACTGGGCCGGTTCGTATTAGTCCGGCCGGCGCGGTCGGCCCCTCGGGCCCGGCTGGTGCAACCGGAATAACTGGTCCTCTTGGGCTCCCTGGCTTGCCGGGTCCAGTTGGGACAACTGGTTCCTATTTCGTTGCGCCAATTGGGGATCCGCATATTGAGGGTGCTGTCTTCAATGCTGGTCAGACCGTCCTTTCGACCTACTTCCTTTCGGGTCCCACAGGCCGCGGTGTTGCTGGTCCAACTGGCATAACTGGCACGTTCTATGCCACTGGCGTGGGCAGTCAAACCGGTGGCGTCGGTCCATTGAAAATCAGCCACGGCTAGGACTTGACACCCTAATTCGGATCGGGTAAGCCATTCCCCATGGCTTTTTATTCGTGTGAAGATCGCGTAGCTGCTGCACGAGCAAGTTCTAAGAAATGGCGCGATGCCAACTTGGAGCATACGCAAACGTATATGCGCGGTCACCACCGCTTCAAAAAATATGGGATTACTCCGGTTGAATGGGACGTACTTTTTGCTTCTCAAGGATATCGGTGTGCTGTGTGTGGGACCGATAAGCCGGGCAGTAAAATGGGGTGGCACACCGATCATGGTGGGCCACTCCCATGTACAAAGGATAACATACGCGGTATTCTCTGCTTGCATTGTAACCATTCTGCTAAGAAAGGCACTCGACAAGATATCCAAAACCTGCGAAGGTTAGCAGAGTATTTGGAGGCCCATAGTGGCTAAGTTGCTATTAAACATGATAGTCCGTAATGAAGCGGACAAAATCGTTCGGTGCCTCGCGAGCGTGGCACCCTATATCGACTGTTATGCGATAGTAGACACGGGGTCAACAGATGCTACCAAAGCAACAATCGAAGCGTTCTTCGCCGCGAAATCAATCGCCGGTACGATCACGGACGTACAGTTCGTTAACTTCGAACAAGCACGCAACGCTGGGCTTGAAGCTGCGCGGACTTCTCCTTGGTCTTTTGACTATCTCTTCCTTCTTGATGCTGATATGGTACTGGAAGTCATAGACAAGCAGTTTCGTGACAAGCTAACCGCACCTGCCTACAACGTCATCCAGAAAGCCGGCGGCACCTCCTATTTCAATACCCGCCTTGTGCGTCGGGACCAGACAGGTCTGTACATTGGCGTGACCCATGAGTATCTTGATGTGGGTGGCGCGGAGCACCTGCCTGGAGTTTTCTTCGTCGATCATGCCGACGGTACCAATCGAAAGGACAAGTTCCGGCGCGATATCAAGCTTCTTCGTGCAGCTCTAAAGAAAGAGCCCACCAATAGCCGTTATATGTACTATTTAGCCCAGTCCTACCGGGACGCAGGGCAGATGGAACTTGCAGCGAGCATGTATCAGCGCCGGGCCGATGCCGGCGGGTGGGACGAGGAAGTCTGGAGCGCTCGCATGAATTATGCCCATTGCCTGAATGCCCTAGGTGATAAAGATGGGTTCGTGCGAGAACTGCTCGTGGCATATAACTTTCGTCCGACGCGCGCAGAAACCCTCTATGACTTAGCCAAATACTACCGTGAGATAGGCGAGCAAAAAACTAGCTTGCTCTTTTCAGTAGAGGGGATGAAGATCCCTTACCCGTCTGATAGTTTGTTTGTTACCGATCATGTCTATCATACTGGATTGCGTGAGGAGTTTGCGATCTGTGCGTTCTATAATCCTATCTACCGTAAACAGGGCTACCATATGTGTAGCGATCTTGCGATCGATCTACGGGCTACTGAGGGATCTCGTGAACTAGCGCGCAGCAACCTGTTCCACTATATCCAGCCGTTGAAAGAATTGTGCTCCTCGTTCACGCCGAAGCGTATTGATTTTACGCCGAAGGACGGGTACATTGCGATGAACCCGTCGATTGCAACGATCAGGGACAGACTGTACGTAATTGTCCGGTCAGTCAATTACACGATGGATGAAGCTGGCCGATACCTCATTAAGGGTACCAACGGTGAAGCAAATGGCACCAATCCCATTCATACGCGCAACTATTTAGTGGCGCTTACGGACGATTTACGGGTTAATACGGCGATAGAAATTTTACCGCCTGGCGATTTACCTGCGCCTATGTATAATTTAGTGGTAGGGTTTGAAGACATGCGCCTGTTCGAGTGGCAGGGAGAAATGTGGACATCATCGACTGTTCGGGAATTAAATGCAGAAGGATGGTGTGAACAGACACTAGCCCGAGTTGAGCCCCATACTACGGGTTACAGACTGGCCCAGTGGCACGTTATACAGTCCCAACCGAGGGCGCACGAAAAGAACTGGATGCCGTGGCCTGAGGGCGACCGGTTGAAGTGGATATATCGGTTAGGCGAAACGATCGATAGCGAAGGTGTTCGACCGCCGCGCGTTCCCGTGCCATACGCGGTTGAGCGCTTAAGCGGCGGCTCCCAGGTGATCCCGTTCAAAGGCGGCTGGATTGCACTTGTGCATGAGGCTCGCGTTATGCCGGGCGGCAAGCGGTATTATCAGCACAGGTTCGTGTGGTGGGATACGGCCGGCGTATTGCGACAGATCAGTCCCGCGTTTCTGTTCCATGATCGGCAGATCGAGTTTGCCGCTGGTCTGGCTTGGCACTCTAATCATAAGAGACTTGTAATTTCTTACGGGATCCGGGATTGTGAGGCGTGGCTTGCCACAATCGATTGGTATGATGTATCACACCTACTCGGGGGCTTAGTATGATCAATCCCATCTCTTGGATACTTTCGAATACGAACACGGCTCTTCGGTCTGTTCGTGATGTGCAGTTTGCTGTGCGCGCGTTGCTCGATAGAGGGCTTCCCCTCCATCCAGACCATAATAAAAATTGGGACAATTTTCTTGCTGTGTATCACACCTATACCCAGCTTTTACCGTCTGATCCGGTTCTCGATGCCGGCGCCGGCGATGAGTCAGCGTATCTCCCTGGGCTCAAGAAACTAGGGTACACCAATCTGGTCGCTATCAATCTTGACCGGAACGACGATTTTACTGCACACATAGCGAGTGGGATACGCTACGGATATGGCGATATCACAAATACGATCTTCCCGGATGACACGTTCCAGTTCATTTCCTGTCTAAGCGTGATCGAGCATGGGGTTTACGTGCCCGCCTTTCTGGTTGAAATGGCGCGCATCTTGAAGCCGGGTGGCCACTTGTTCGTTTCGTTTGATTTTTGGTCTGACCATCTTGATACTACCGGTCTACGAACCCATGATGCCCCGATCCACATCTTCTCAACTAAAAACGTGATGGACATACTTGACGATGCGGCAGATTGTGGGCTACTGGTGGATAGTGAGATCGTGAATACGAAGTGTGATGAAAAAATCATCGCTTGGGCCGGCTTGGAGTACACCTTTATGAACCTGTTGTTTAGGAAAATGCTATGAACATACGCCTCGTAACTGGACACGTGCGCCTTCCCAGCGCGGATTTTTATCGGTCGCCCGATGACTTTCGAGCCTATGGCAAGCGGTTGTTCGCGGCGACACAGGATATTCCTAAGACGGTGTTCGAGGAAATGTCCGTGCAGAGCTGCTGGCTTTATCCGCATATTTGCGACAATTTAATCGGCGGCGCCGTTACTGTGCCGTTGTCGGCACAGGGCAATCCGGCCAAAGATACGGTTGACTACATGACTGTATTGGCCCAGAAGACAGAATGGCTCTCCCAAGCGTTTGAGAAGGATCCCGCGGCCGATGTTTATGTGTGGATGGATTATGGGATTTTCCACCAGGAAGGTTTCACCGAAGAGCTCGTGTCGGATTTCTTTAAGCGGGTTCGCCTGAACGATCTTGCGTTCCCTGGGCTTTGGGGCAAGGGTCCCGTGCCCGAGAACGACCCGTGCTGGCGCTTTCTCGGGTCAATGTTTGTATGCCCCGCTAACCAGGTCGAGAATTTGAATTTCGAAGTCAAGAAAGAGATCCTAAAGCATCTTGTGACAACCGGACACGTTCTGTGGGACGTAAACAATTGGGCCCGTGTTGAAGAGAAAGATGTTCTGCCAATCCGCTGGTATCTTGCCGGCCATAATGCCACCATGCTGACGAACTACTAGGAGGGTATGATGCGACGAGTTCTCTTGACCGGTGCTGGTGGCTCCATTGGCGCCCACGTCCTAGCTCACCTTATGAAGAAAACGGACTGGGAGGTTGTGGCCCTGGACTCGTTCCGCCATAAAGGCTGGACGGATCGTATCACCGAAATCTTTCGTGAACATCCAGAATGGAAGGCTAGAACCTATGTCTACACTCATGACCTTACTGCGCCTATTTCGTCCGTGCTTGCTGGCCGCATTGGGTCTATTGATTATATTATCAATATGGCGTCCTTATCTGATGTGGGAGCGTCAATTACGGACCCGGGACCCTTTATCATCAATAATGTTCAACTCGCGGTCAATATGCTGGACTACGCCCGCGCGTATAGACCATCTGCGTTTATTCAAATCTCCACCGACGAAGTCTATGGACCATCAGGCGGCCACGACGAACACGCGGAGTGGTCTACCATTTTGCCCTCCAATCCTTATGCCGCTTCAAAGGCTGCCCAAGAAGCTATTGCTATATCCTATTGGCGTAGTTATCACGTTCCCCTGATCATCACGAACACGATGAATGCGTTTGGCGAAATGCAGCAGTCTAGTAAATTTGCCGCCATTGTGCAGCGAAAAGTTCTCAAAGGCGAAACGGTGACCATCCATGGCAACGCAAACACAATTGGTTCGCGCTACTATATCCATTCCCGCAATTTTGCTGACGCGCTCCTCTTCTTACTCCGTCACGTCACCCCATACCGCCATCAAGATGGCGAGGTTGATCGTCCAGACCGCTTTAATATCGTTGGAGATACCCGACTTAGCAATCTCGCGTTGGCTCAAAAAATCGCAGGCTTGTTGGGTAGGGACCTTCGATATGAACTACAAGATTTTCACTCTGCCCGACCCGGACATGATCGACATTATGGGCTTGCTGGCACTAAGCTTGCTGCGCTGGGATGGTATCCCCCCGTCTCCTTCGATGAGTCCTTGACGAATACGTTGGACTGGAACCGAAAGCATCCCGAATGGCTGGAAGAGTAAAGCTGTATACGGTTGATCACCACCATCCACCGCTATCGCCGGACGGGGGGATCGTGTCGAATTTTCCCGTCAGCGCTGGCGATAGCTTGCTTGGGAATTCGACGTTTGCGGATATGCTTGCCCAGTATTGGCAGTGGCGCCACGGCGACCTCGAGCCTTATATTATCGGCTTTCAAGGATATCGCAAGCACTTGGATTTCCGTTTGGGCCGGGAGGTAAAAGGGCCTTGGGTGTCCGTCACCCCCATTGAATTTCGGCAGTACCAGCTCTGGCAACAGGATTGTGCCGGCCCGAATATTGAGTACATGCTCAAAGACCATGACATTCTCGTGGCGCCCGCGTTCGATGTGTCCTATAATGTCAACATCGCAGAAGATTTCAAACGATCAGCATCCGCGGCTGACTGGAATGAACTCGAGCGGACTATGAAGCGTTATGGTGAGTTTGACTTTGCGTTCACCGGTGTGCCGGGGTATTGTAACCTCACGACTACGGGCGCCATCTTTAACCAGTGGATGAAGCTGTGGTGGAAGGTTGTCTGTGACCTCACTTTAGCCCTGCCAGAGACGTGTGGTGACCCTGGCCCCAACCCTCCTGTCTATATGGCCCGTCGTATGGCCTACTTATCTGAGCGTCTGTTTGCAATATGGCTACATAGCTCTGGGCTGCGGGTAAAATATCTGCCTCATCTTATCTGCTGGGAACTCCAATAATGGCCTATCACATAGATCAACAGTCGATGCTTGACCTGCGCAAGATCATCCAGGTCGACGGGCAATATGTGTACCTGGAGATTGGGTCCGAGACTGGGCAAGGGCTTACGTCTGTTCTTGCGGATCCCCATTGTTCTGCGGTTTTGTCGGTTGATCTTCGGCCGCAGTCGACGCCCGACGAGCGCGGCCGCACCTGGGAGTATGGGGTCACTACGCTCCAAATGCTTGATTATCTTGCTCTACGGGTTCGCCTGGACGATATGAAAAAGCTGTGGACGTTTGAAGCGGACACGGAAAAATTTGTCGTCCTAGTCGATCGTCTCCATGCCAAGGTGCCTACACCCAATCTTGTCTTCCTTGACGCCGAGCACACGAACGCGGCGGTGTTTCAGGATTTCCTCAATATCTATCCGCTGTTGCCGTCGGATTGTATCTTCGCCGGCCACGATGCCAACCTGATCTTTGATGGCGTCGTCAATATCGAGGCCATGCTGAAATACCTTAAGATCCCATTTCATCTGGCCTATCTGCCGGATGTTGTATTTGCCTTCGCGTTCGGTAAATATATCGAACCCGTGAAGGCGCTCCCGCACTGGGACCCGAAGGAGTATCTCCGGTACGCGCGGCAGACCCTCAACGATGAAATCGTTATGAATGCCGCTACGCGCCCCCGCATAGAAAATACCGGAGTTCTTTGTGCGTAAGAAAACAGTTGCAGTGGTTGGCGCTGGGTTCTCGGGCGCAGTGATTGCTTATAGATTGGCCCGTGCCGGATACCTCGTTGATGTCTATGAGGTTCGTGCGCACGTTGGCGGCAATTGCCATACTGAGCGGGACCCGCATACTGGGGTTCTGCACCATGTGTATGGCCCGCACATTTTTAATACCAACGATGAAGCCGTGTGGGAATTTGTCAATAAGTTTGATGAGTTTACGCCAACTACGCTCCGAACAAAAGCGATTGCTGGCGGTGCGGTGTACTCGTTTCCGATTAATCTGTTGACTATGAACCAGTTTTTTCATGCCACTTTTTCTCCGCAGCAAGCGCGGGAGTTTATTGATCATGTTCGAGTGAAGTCTATTGTGGAGCCGCACTCCTTTGAAGAACAGGCCCTGGCGTCGGTGGGCCGCGAACTGTACGAAGCCTTTTTCAAATGGTACACTATAAAGCAGTGGGGCCTACACCCATCACTTTTACCGGCAAGCACCTTTAAGCGTATCCCTATTCGGTTCAATTATGATGACAACCGGTATGATTCCCAATTCCAAGGGATACCAATCCACGGGTATACCTACATTATCGACAAGCTTTTAGATCATGCCGGTATCAAGGTTCATCTACAGACGCCATTTGATTCCGGGTGGCCTGGCGGGTACCGGCATATTTTTTATAGTGGCCCTATTGATGCCTGGTTTGGCTGGCGCGAAGGTCGGTTGAAATATCGCACACTGGATTTTACACGGGAGATTCACCGGGGCGACTATCAAGGTTGCGCCGTTATGACTTATTGTGATGCGACCGTGCCGTGGACCCGGATTACTGAGCATAAGCATTTTGCGCCACATGAGACGCATGAACAAACGCTGGTGGTGAAAGAGTTCAGCCGATTGTGCGGGCCCATCGATATCCCGTTTTATCCCATCAAGTCCCCACTGGAAGTATCGTTGCTCGCAAAGTACGCGGCGCAAGCACGGGCGTTGCCTAATGTCACGTTTGTGGGGCGCCTTGGGAACTACCAATACATCGATATGGATAGAACCATCATAGAGGCCTACAATGCGGCGTATCGATTTATACACGATCGGCCACACTAATCCGGTGTCGTCACCCGGAGACGGCATAGTCACGCCGTTTATCGTCGGCCGGGATGATTGTGCTGGCCCGAATATTCATGCCCGCACGTCCTATGCCGAAATGCGAGCGCTCTATTGGGTGTGGCGCAACGTGCCGGGTCTTGATATAATTGGCTTTCAACAATATCGACGCCTGTTCAATTTTCGTGGGGCTCCAATCGCGGGCACGATGTATGATCGATCGGGGTGGACGTCTGTATCAGTCCCGGTGTTCCAAGAGTATCAGAAGTGGGAACGTCAGTGGGATGGCGCACTCCTTCCGGATATCTTAGGCCACCACCATATCATTGTACCCGAAGAGACACCGGAACTGATGCGCGAAATGTGCTCGCCAAAAGACTGGGCCATTTTTTGCGAGATCATGGCCAAGTACGGGGACTTTGATTTCCATATGACCACGGGCACTTGGAACACGTTGTTTGTCACGACCGCTCCTGTTTTCAATGAGTATATGAAATTCTGGTGGAAGGTGACAGAAGAACTGGCTCCACGCCTCACCTTCGACAATATGCCGGCTGAATACCTCCGTACTGTGTTTCCGCAAGCGGACGATGCGGTTGCGTATTACAGCTCGCGCATGATGGGCTATTTTTCAGAACGCATCTTTTCCATCTGGCTCAACAGCTCCGGGTTAAAGGTGGCAAGGGCTCCCGTTATGATCTGCTGGGATGCTCATTAACTCTTCTTTAGTCTGAAAGTGGTTAGATCGCCCTGATGAGATTTTCCTCTCAGGGAGTTTTACAATGGCTAAAGCACGCAAAGAAGCCTCGCACGATGTCACCTTCGCCAAGGGTGGCAAGGGTCATATGTTTGGTGAACAGTCTGCCAACAAGGTTAAGGCTGGTCAGACGGCAAAGCCCGGAGGTGATGCTGGCGGCAAGTTTGCCTCGGGTGGCAAGGGCAAGATGTTCGGCTATCGGCCGTCTGAGGCCCAGGTAGCAGGCCGTACGAGCTCGTCTTAAGGTGGCCGGCTTTCCCCGCCCACCCTCGATGCTCGAGGCTAACCCGCGCGGATTGCGCAGGCAGGCTGGTATCGCGCCGGCGATGCCCGGGACGGTGAATATGGCCCCGCGCATCAAACCGACGGCCCCGTCGACCCGTGACTATGGCAAAAATCCGCCACCGCTTAATCCGGCAAACCTTGGACAGGTGCAATAATGGGCTTGTTTGACGCTGTCATCAGAGCCTTGATTTATCTGGGCTTTCTCGTCCTGGCGTTCTTTGTTGTCATCTGGTTCCTCAGTGTTCTGGGGCTCGTTCTGCCCC